TGTACCCCGTAAATGTCAATTCTTGCACTAACGGCCATAGCGGTTACTTTCGTTGTTTGTTGTTGTCCGATAATACAGTAACAACAGTTGCTAAGTCGTCTATGTCAAAAGGTATGGACGGGGGCCACCACGAAATGGCTACCAGTAGTTCGCATAACTGGCGTTTGTGGGTGCCCCTTAAATGGGGTTTGCGGCCTCGGTATCGACTACTTCAATGTTTGTTAACCCTTTTACAAACGTATCAAATTCGCTAGGTACAACAATTTTGTTTAGTTTTGACGCTTCATAAGCCATAAATGCTAAATCCTCTACGCCGATACCTGCGGCCATGTCCGACGCTTTACGTTTAAATTTGCGTTCCCACAAAATAATAACGTACAAGTTTGTTACCACCTCATAGGCGGTATCGGCTGTTTCTACTTTCAACGTAAGTTTCATTATCTGCCTTTTGTGTCGGGCCTTTACAGGCGGTTAATTAAACTATTGCAACTGAAAAAACGCCGCCAGTAAAAACAATGTCGATTGTATCTAAAGCGCCTAATTGACCGTTGACAAGGGGCAACGTTTCTAAATATGTACCTGTCAACGTAAAAATAGGGTTTGTTGCGCTAGTTGCAGCGCTAGTTGGTTTAAGAGTTACAGTTGTCGACGTTCCCACTAGGGCGTTTAAAGTTGCGTAGGTTTCTGTTAATGCAAAACTGTTGTAAAGGCTTAGCGTCAACGTGCTATTTTCCAAACCTTTTACGTATACGCGGGAACTTGAACCAAACGCGGTACTTTCCAACGCTTCCAAAAAACGGGTTATTGCGGCGGCGTTGCATTGGTCAGTTAAATCGACTGCGTTAACAGTTACGACAGGGCTTGATAGGTACGTGCTAGTTGCCATTGGATTTACTCCTCGTTTGTGTCTGTCTTAGTTTTAGCACCTTTAGGCGCCTTGTTGGGGGATTGAATAATAAAACCGCCTGCTAGTAGCGCGTCAACGTTAACGCCTTCAACAGGTTCGTATTCGTCGCCAGGGGTACCGATACGGGGGCTAACTATTTCATATTTCATGTTGCACCTATCTTAGGGGGTTGCTTGGGCTTGTAGTGTTATGGTCAAATCGTAGGCAGGTAGTTCGCTGCCGCCAATAACGGCAACAGTTGGGCGCCCGTCAGTTACACCAATTTTCTTGGTTATCACCTTGCTAGCAAGGTTCAGTAATGACCGTTGCGCGTCTAAGTTGCCAGGGCCCAACGTAATTATGCGAATTGGAAACGTCATAGTTACAACATTGTTAGCAAACACGGTAAACGTAGGGGCGTCTATAAACGCGCAAGGCGGTACAAGGTTACGGGGGTCTGTTACTACCTGTAAGTTTGTAATGGTGTTTAGCGACGCTGCCAGGTCGTCTAGCGCTTCGTTAAATAGGTCTGTAAAAGCAACAGGCATTAGGCAACCTGCGGGCGGGGAATACCTAGAAGTTGTTTAATCATTGGTGACAGGCCAACGCTGTTACCTGCAGGCAGGCCGTCAAAACTGGCAAAATCTGTTACCGCGCCGCGTTGTCGATACAAAAAACCGCCGTAGGCAATAGTTCCTAAAGTGACGCTATTACTTGGGCTAGTTGCTTTTGCGTCTATGTAACCGCTTTCTAAACGTCTTTGAAAACAAAAATCGTTTGTAGCCGCCGCGCATTGTGTTAAAAATGCGGTATCAAGCGCCGACGCTGTACCAATGCCTAGCCAATCTTCAATTTCTGCAGCCGTTACCCACGTGCAAGAGATAGTACCTAGAGTTACGGTTCCTGTTGCTGTAGTCCGTGTTACGTCGCTTGCTGTTTTTGCGTAAAGAATTTGAAACGGTACGGGCACCTGGTAATTAAAAAGTAAATCGCCGTCATCGTCTACGCCAACGAACAAATATTCGGGTACCGCGTAAACGGTGTACGTACCGTTAAAAGTTGCGTCAACTCCCGCTACAACGATAGACGCGCCTACATACACTTCATTAGGTGTAAGCGTTTCTAATACCGCGTAGTTGTCTATTAGCGTTTTGTGCGCTACCTGGTAAATTTGCGTCATGGCGGTTAGGCCGCCTTTCGGTTAAACCAGTTTACAAAACTTGGTTGCGTCTGCCATGAAAGCGGCAGCGTAACCTCGGTATGCAATAGTTCGGCCTAAGGTGCTAGGTACGTCTACCGAAATAGCGCCCTTTTGCTGTTCGTAGAATTCAAACCCTGCGGCGTTTCCTGCAGCGTGACCAATAAAAGCGGTATCGGCTGCCATGTTTTTATCAACTACCAAGGTAAGGCCTAAAGGGGTTCCGTTCCATGATGTAGCCGCCTGCGTTCCTAATGCGTTCATGGCAACCATGTTTGGCGCGCCAACGAACGGAAACGACGGGTTTCCTTGGGTGTCAGTCAATTTACCTAACCTGTACCACGTTGTAGGGTCGACTACAAAATGTGTTGGTAGGTAATTGCTGCCGCTAGAAATTTGGTAGGCAGCGCCGTAGATTGCTGCTAGCCAGTCGCCAGGTACCGTTTTATCGGTAACTGTTTCCGATTGCACAATAGCGGCGTAACAAGTGTCTACCGCGTAGTTGTCGGTTGCTTGTCCGTAGGCGATAGCCAACTGGTTCAAAACAATATTTACAGAATTTGGGTCTGTCCAATCCATATCCTGTTCGGACATTGTAACAAACGTACCAAAAGTAAGTTTAGAAATATCGGTGTTAGACACGGTAACAGTCGACGGGTCAAGTTGGTTTAGTTGACCTGTTGGCTGTTGCGTAACTGTTGGCCGTACAGTAATTTTTGGGCGGCGAAAAGTTGCGCCTGCACCTGGCATAGCGCGCGTACCAATGGCAGTTACAAAAGGCCTAATAGGGTTAAGTCCGTCGTACACGCTGCCTGTAATAATTTCGGGCAAAATACCTGGCGTATCGGTGGTAGTGATGTTTGGCGCTGCCGCTTGAATTTTTGCTTTCATTTCTGCAAGAACGTTGCCGCCTTGCACAGTTGCCGAAATAAATTCGGCTGCGCTAGGCATTTTAAAGTTTCGCGGTTGCGCGTAAATGACTGGCGCGACGCTTGCGGCTTCGATTACTTGTGGTGTTTCTGTTGGCTGTGTCATGGTGTCTAACTCCTCGTTAGGTGTTTCGGTTTCTATATTATCTACTTGTTCGTCTTGTGGGATACCCTGCGACGCTGCTACGCGGTCTACTGACGCGCCCGCAAAAGCCCCGTAAGGCACTAACGATAACTCTTGGAAATCGGCACTTTCTATAATCATTGTGCCCTTTTCGTCGTAACTAAAACGGGTTGGGTTTACTCCAACGCTTACCGCGTCTAGTACGCCGTCGGCTGCTAATACCAGCGCTTCGTTACCTAAAGCCGTTTCGGATATGCGCGCTTCGTACATCATGCCGCCAGGCGTATCTACCAAACTTGTAACAATTCCTACGGCCTTAGTACTGTCATGGTTTAAATACATTTTTGGCATTTTTTCGTTTGCGTTTAAACTGCCTGGCATAAACATTACTTTTGTACCGTCGTTTACGGTTGCTTCGACGTTGTAGGGCAACGCTAAACCAGCCAATGTGCGGCGGGGCATACCGTTAGGTTCGGCGGCGTCTATTTTTAAATCTTGTTGGGTTAATCTAAGCATTTGGCATTACTCCTACTTCGTCAATTTCTGCGGGTGTATCATATTCGGAAAGGTAACTTTCGGATAAATAACTTTCTATATCAAATTTGCAGTACGTACCGCGCGGCAAAACGTTATTCATACTTAGCGTTTCGGCTATACAGTCCATAAATAATTTGGCGCCGAACATATACAAATCTTGGCGCGCCTGGGTGCTGTTTTGGTAACTGTACGAACCTGTCGCAACGCCCAACAGATACGGCGGGCAGTTTGCTAGGCGCGCAATTTCAAGCGCCTGATATTCGGAAGCGGCTACCAGCATTTGTTTACTGGCGTCGCTGTTTGTTTCTGTGTAGGTAACAAATTCGTTTAAAACCGCTACAGAATTTGTAAGGCGCGCATTTTCAAACGACTGCCCTAATTGCTGTAATTCCTCTGCACTAAGGGGCTCGCCCGCTACCTGACGCAAAACGCCCGTTGGCAGCAAACTACTACTGTTGCGTAAACGGGCTTGTTCAAGTTTTAGCGAAGTCAAAACGGCGTTAGGGCTAGTAAATAACAAACCTTGTATAGGGCTAATAAATTGCACTACGTCGCGGTGGTCGATAGGTAAACCGCTAAACATTATTTGTTTAGACGGCGCAAAAAATACGGGCCCCGCTTGGTCTTGTGTTAAAACCATA